TATCTTCTTTGATAACACGTAGGTGCTTAAGACCAATGTTACCAACCATACCAGATTCTAATAATGCTCCCATTTTAGTATTGATTTTTAATTTTTAAGTTTATTTTATTTTTGTCATTAAATCTTTCATTCTCTTGAATTGTGGATTCTCATATGCTTTTGATTCCGACAATACTTTTGAAGAAGAAGATGTTTGTGACGTTGTTATTTTATCAACCACTGATTCAGTTACAGGTTTTTTAGTATCTAATTCAGTTTTTATAGAACTATATAAGTTCTTAGACTCTTTCAAGGTTGAAATTGAATCGAATCTTTTTAAGATGTTTAACTTCTCTTGTTTGGTGGTTGAGTGTTCAGTAAACAAACGAGTAGCGTAAGCTAAGTTGGCGTTAAATACAGCAACCTCATTTAACTCTTCGTTGATTTCTTCTCTTTTATTACCGGCCTTAAATACATTTTTACTTTTAAGACCTCCATGGTAACCGTAACCTTTAGTACGAGCAGATTCTTCAACATCACCTTCTACAGGCTCATCACCTTCGTAAGTCTCGTCGACATATTCTTCAAGTGATTCATCTCCCATATTAGGGTCTTCATCACTCATCATGTCTTCATCAACATCATCAAGTTCGATTTCGTAAACAGTTTCTTCAGTGTCATCCATCATTTCTTCCAATTCTTCATTTGAATATTCAGACTCATCACCCTCTTCTAAATCTTTATCAGAGTGGTCTTCGTCGTGACCTTCATAGTAATCATCTTCAGACATCATGGTTTCATCCAAATCTTCCTCACCTAACTTAATGATATACTCATCATCACCATCAGACAATTCAATGTGGTCATCATCTTTCTTAACGATTACACCATCCTCAGGACTCATTGCTTTGAAAACCTTTAAAATTTCGTCTTCATCGGCGTTGGTCATATCAACCACGTCATCACCCATATCGCCAAAGTCGTTCATGTTACCCATGTCGCCAAAGTCGTCATCAGATGAATCTTTTGAGTCGATGCCCTTAGATAGTTCGTCAGATGAATCATCATCTTCGTCCGATTTATCATCCCCTGTGTTATCGTCAGCATCAGCTGATACATCGTCTGCGGGGTCTTCTTCAGGATTAGGTTGTTCTTTAACAACTTCTTCCTCATCTTCCATTGATTCTTTCAACAAATCGCCGATTTCTTGCTTCATAGTTGAAGCAAGTATACCTTTTGCGTTTGCCTTTACTGCCTCTTCAAGAGTCTGTACTTGAAGTAATGCTTGTTCTAGAATGGATTTTTCGCTCATTTTATTAAATATATTTACCTATAAATATGCTGATAATGTAAAAAAATACTGATTATAGTATGATAACCAATAATAAATTATTATTTACCTAAATAACTATCCAACTTAGACATTAGATTTTTCATTCTATTTGCGTCTGTTGGGTTTTCTTGAATTGATTCTTGGTATTGGTCCCTGTCTTTTAAATCGGAGAATACATAGGCACCTGGTGTACTTGGGGATGACACCAAATCAAAACAAACTAATTCAAAATCTTCTTGAACAATGTTTTGACCTTTAATATTTTTTAAGGAACCAACACCTCTTGATGATATACCAAGTGTTGCACCATTCATTAATAACATGGCGGCTTGGTCGCCTTTAGTACTAACAATACCCATTTTTTTCCAAGCGGGAGATGTGAACAATTTGATTTTACCCATTAGGATTTTACCATCCCACCAAGTTTCTAAAATTGAATGTGAAACTCTATCTAAATCTATTAGGGAAGAAGTTGGGTGATTTAATTCATTTAACGCACTACCCTTCTTTATAAGAGATTGATATTTTTCATTCTCTCTCTTAAGAATACTTTCAGGGTAGATTCTACCGTTTTTATTCGGTGTATCGTATTTTTGTAAAACAGCGTAAAGAACTACATCCTGAGAGTAGTCCACGTCTTTCATTTCAGAAATAATTTTCTGATTTTCTTTTGGTGATATATAACCAGCGTCGTATTCTATTAATATACCTTTACCGGTTTCATTTGGGCCGAGTATTTTCATCCAACTTTTTTATAATAAATACCCCGAATACTGAATTAATTCTTTTTTTCAAAGAAATTAAATAAAGTTTCGTCTGTCAGAACGGTATCTACTATAGATTCTGATAAGTTGGTGATAATACTTTTAACCTCTTTAGAACGCACATCAAAAAATTTATCAACGTACAAGGTAATTTCAAGGTCCATAAAAGACCTTTTGTTTGTCTTTATACCACTAGTTTTAATATCCAAGTCAACAATTGATTCTTTTTTGAATAAATCAGAATTTAAAGAATATACTTTTTCTTTTATCTGTCTTCTTGTTTTTGAAATCAATTTTTCAAAATCGTGGTCATTTATTAGTGGTTGAGTCCATGAGTTTAATTGGACGTAGATTGTTTTTAAGTTCTTATAATCAACCGTACCGTATCCAATTTTTACATTATTGTGTACACCGATTGAAATAAACTTTCCTTTTTTCATTTAATAATATCATACTTATATATTTTATGGTGTATTTAAAATATACAAAATAAACTTAACAAATCAAAACTTTTCATTTATATTTCAAAAAAAGATTATGATAATAGTAAACGTCAGTAAAGAAAAGAACCTTGAATCTGCATTAAAAAAATACAAATACAAGGTTCAGAAAACTAAACAAACCGAAAAACTTAGAGAAAAACAAGAATACACTAAACCATCGGTTGAAAGAAGGGGTAAAAAATTAAAGGCGATTTATAAGCAACAATTGTTTACCGACGAAGAAAAATCAAATTAAACCGTTCTTTAATTCAATTAATTTATAGTAATTGAATTTTGAAATTTCCGATTTTTCCACTTCCGATTTTACATTCGTAAGTTTACTAACTACAGAATCTTCAGTAGATTCTTTTAAGAGTGAATCTAATTTGTTATTGAGTTCTTTTTTAACAGAGTTCATTTCACTAATCAACTCCTCGTTAGTCATTGATACAATCTTATTAAAAGTTTCTTTTTGTTCCTCATTTAAAAAATCACCATACTTAATATTGAAATTATTTACCAATACCGTATTCAATAAAGAATGGTTTTCAATTTGAACTGAAGGTTTTTCAAAAACCTCTTTTTTCTTTTCTTTAATTAAATGAGACATTAAGTTTTCTCTAGCGTCAATCTTAGACGCGATATTGTGCATATTAGTCTCTTCTGAAAGAACATCCAAATCATTATAAAGTGAATTTGATTCCACCACAACGTCTTTGAGTGATTTACCAAACTCCTTCATTTCTTTTTTCAAAGATTTTGTTTTTTCAATCAAAATAGGTTCAATAGATTCCACATATAATTTGGCTTTATCTTTTGATGAAATGTTTAAGTTTTCAATATTTTCATAAAACATATAAGTCTTTTAGTTTATTTTCTATTTCATAAATATTCTGTTGAGCTCTATTCATATCAAATAAATCTTCCAATTTATTGTTTTCACTCAACATACTTAAAATATTATGTTTTTTTGTTTCGTTTTCGCTTAATGGAGCTTCCCCTCCACCGGCTGGTGGCGGAGGTGGTGGTGCACCCGCACCCATATCCATTCCACCAGCTTCACCACCGGCAGTTTCACCACCCTCTTGTCTTTCTTCTTCAGGAACACCATATTTGGAATCAACATCATCAAATACACCACTTCGTTTAATAACGTTTTGTGTATTTGTCAATTCAAATCCAATTGCTCTTTCAATTCTTTGTTGTTGTAAATCAAGAATTACTTCACTATCACTCATACCAAGAATATTTTTCTTAGCCCAAGTATGTGAAACAGGAAGAATACCAATCTGAGATTGGTCTGAAGTTGCGTCTTTATATAGTGTAATTTTTTCTTTCCATTGTTCAATTCTTAATAAGTCAGACTGTGCCGACGGATTAGTTAAAGACAATGTAAAATTATCCAACTCATCTTCTAATCCAAGTAAATAAAGGTGTATTAGTGCAATTTTATTTAATTCTTGAATAATTGATTTTTGAATTCTATTAATTGTTCTCGCAAAACGTATATCCATTAACGCGAGAGTTTTACCATCACCTACAACCTCTTCAAACCCTAAGAAAGCTTTTGGTATACGAAGAGCCGCTAACATTTTCTTTTGGATATATTCAATATCCGCAATCTCACCTAAGTTCTGTGCTCCCGCTAATGTTTCAATCGGGTTTGTTTGAGCAGGGTCACGAACAGGAATAAAATAATCTTGGTCAACCGCCATTTGGTTATACCTCATATCAACCTGGCCGTTTCTTGAATCAACAATTTGGTCTCTTTTAAATTTATTTGCCACACGTTGAACATAAGCTTCGATATCTTTATCGTCCATGTTTCCAACAAATATTTTAAAGACTCTTCTTTCAGGTGCTCTTGTTGTTCTGTAAATCAACATAGCGTCTTCAGCTAAAAGTAACTGTTTCCAAATCCTTCTGATTTTATCTAACATAGATGTACCATAAGGAAGTTTTCTATCATCACCTAATAACCTAAAATGTGCAATTTCCCAAGCTTGAAATTCTAAATCTTTGTTCTTCCATTGGAATCTCAATTCCCTTGTAGGAAGTTGCATTGTGTTTTGTTGATTAGAAGTTTTACTCTCTTTTCCTTCGTGTCTTTCTATTTCAATATTTGGTAATTGTTGACACCCAATTATACCTCTTTCGGGGTCTATTTTAAGGTAAACAAAATTATCACCATATTTACAAACACCTCTTGTCCACATCTGTAGATTGGTATTCAAATCCAATCTATTCATAAACAAATCTTCAAGAATGGATTTAATTCTTGTCGATTCTGAAAAAATAGTTAATATTTCACCCTTTTCTGATAGTGTTGTTGATTCTTCCGCATAAATGTCTAACGCTGCTGAAATTTCAGGAGTAAACTCCATTGATTCATAATCGTAGTAAGCTGATATCCTATTTGGTTCATAGTATACAGATTGATTATAAAGAGATTGGTCAAGTTTTGTCCACTTATCCGCAACGTACTGGCTCTGTTGAGCTTGTAACATCGCCTTTTCGTATTCCTCTCTACTACTTGTTTTTAAAATTTGTTCTTTGTCAAAATTGAAAGACGGAGCTTCTTCAGGAGTTACCTTACCAGGAAACCCAAACATTTTTGTCAATCTCTGAAATACCGTCAAATTACTTTCCGCCATGTATATAAATAGTTTAAGAGAATATAATTAATTTTATTTTTATAATAAAGGATTATCTTTTTTTACCAAATAACCAAGAATACTGTGCGTATTGTTCTTTTGTTGCATTGTTGTTGTGTCTTGGGACATTTGGGTCATTATCCATAGACATTGAACCTATTTGGTCAAATGCGGTACCATATGAATAAAGATTTGAGTCCTCTTATTATTGAAATTAATACCGGGGATTTTCTCCATCGCTTTGGAATTATATTCCCAAATATTCTTTGTGTTGATACCATCAATATAGAGATTTTTGTAGTTCAATTCTTGTAGTTTTCTTGATGTTGCAACACCCATTCCACCAGTGATATCAACAACAATAAATGCTTCATAAAGAACACCCCATTTGTATGCGACGGACGCCAAATCGTCAGGTGGTATTTTACCAATGTATTCAGCCACTTGTTCCCTCTCATCAAAGTCAATTATGTTTATTGATGAAAAGTCTTCACTATCCCCACGAGAAACATCAACACCCATTATGTATTTGTGTCCTTGAATTGGTTCTTTCCATTGCCAAAATGTTCCTTGCATGTATTTTTCCTTAGGGTCTCTCAACATATTTTTTACAATATTGTCTTGAACATCTGAAGGAATTACACCATCACCTGAACCAAGAAAGTCACACTCTAATTCCTGTGCAATTTTTCTTCTATCAAATTTGAATTTTTTTGACATTGATTCAAACCAAGAAGATAAAGGTTTATAACCTTCTTCTTCGTATTGTTTATAGTTTTGAATTTCAAAGTCGGTCATTACAACTTCGTCATCATCGTATTGCTCTCTATTCAACATGTAATGGACTATATCACTACACTTAACCCATCTTAAATCTTTTGTGTATCTCGGGTCTTTAAACCATCTTAAATCGGTAATATGAAAATCGTTTACACCTCTAATCGCTTGGTCGTAAACACCGTAATAAATTGGGTCAAAACCGTTTGGTGTCGAAATAAGAATAATCTTACCACCCGTAGATAGAGACGCCATAGATGCAGCCCAAAAGTCTTCACCGGCTTCAATGTACGCAGCTTCGTCAAATACAAGTATAGTTGGTGTATAACCACGTAACGCATCCGCAGAAGTTGCTACAGCTTTTACCTCACATCCATTGTTTAATCTAAATCTACTTTCTGAGTTTTTATCGGGTGAAAACCCAACATTAATCCAATCAGGCCATTGGTCTAAGAAATTTCTAATCTTATTAGCCATTTCTACCGCAGTATCTTTTTTGTTCGCAATAACAAGAACCCTTTCAGGATTTTCAGGTTTTGCTAATTGTAACTTTTTAGAAATCCAAGCCGCGATACGGGCATACTCTTTTAATTGTTCTATTTTTTGATTACTCATATATATAAATATGAAAAAGGGTGGTTAAAAACCACCCTTAAAACTTTTATACCGTAGGACCTTGTGGACCATCGTCATCCGATAATCGTATACCAATATCTCCTAAGAAATCTCTTAAATCATCATCATCTATTTTATCGGTAACTTGTTCCAATTCTTGGTTAAATCTATTAATTGCTTCGTTATAATCTTTGTCTTGTAACATTTGACTAATTCCTTGAAGTAAAACACCCATTAATCTTTTACCTTCACGAGAACCCGATACAACTTCTTTAGTGAAAACCAAGAACTCTTTTGCTGGTAATCTAAAAATACTTGTGATTAGGTAGTTTTGAAGATAATATGACTCTTCCTCATTAAAAATTTCATCGGGAAATTGTTGTCTGATTCTATCATAAATGGCGGGACCTAATCTTAAATCCCAAACCTCTTTTTCAAGAGTATCTTCCGATTGTTCAATTTCAGCGAATCTTGGGTCTTCTTTACCCTCATCATCTTTTGGTCTTCCTTGAATACCGAATAATTCATAAGTACCCTTAATTAATTCATGTACTAAAATTGGAAAATTTACCGCTTCTACATAAACTGTTGGTGGTGTTGTACTACGTTTAACTTGTTCTTTTCCACCCATACCAGCACCCCCCATCATACCTTTCATTTGATTATCACTTAATTGCCAATATAATGTGTCATTTATTGACATTAAAATACCATAGTTATTAACTATATTATTAGAACCAGTAATTTCTGCGAGTTTATCCGCGACGTATGAATACATGTAGTGACCTTTTTTTGATACACCTTGAATCATCGCGTTAATCATCCTTCTCTTAGCTTTTTCAAAATCCATTTTTTCCAAATCGGTTGCTAAATCCTTCTCAACATCAACAGGGTCGATGTTTGGTTGATTTTGCATTTCTCGGTTAAAACCTTCAGGATTTACTTGACCTTGACTAACAAGTTTGGCGTCGTATTGTATTTTATATTTTTTACTACCGTCGGGTAATCTATAAAAAACTTTATAAATTCCATTATCAAATTCAATTCCTCCATTGTCACCCTCACTTAAGGTTGCAATTTCTTTTCTTGATAAAACAGGTATCTCATCAACAGCCAATTTAACACCTAATGCGATTAATTCGGGTCTATGGTTTTGTTCTGTTTGAACAATTTCATTATGTGCCGTCATCATCATCTGAACCAACGGCATAATTCCGCCTTCATCATCTGTTAATCTAACATTAGAACCTGTAAGTTCCCTTAATCTCGCAACAACTTGTCTATATCTTTCGGAGGCTAATAATTCCTGAAAGTTTTTATTAGGTTCTTGACCTGATTGAGGTAGTGGGACTTTCTTAAGAGGAGTATCACCTGTGGATAGTGCCCTTTGTATGTCTATATTCGGTCTATCTTCCGAATCAAAATCCATTGGCATTTCGTTAATATCTTCCAGTAAAGATATTAAATCTTTCTTTTTGAATTTCATTTTTTGATTTTTTTCTTTTCGGCTAACGCCTTTGGTTTAGTATCGGGACCTGGTTGTGGTTCAAACGGGTCAAATGGTTCGTCTTCTTGAGGTCTTGTTGGTGTTTTTGGTTTTGTTGGGGTTTCAACAGGTGTTTCAACAGGTGCGGGTTGCGCTGCGGCCATGATAGAATCATATGTCATAAACTCAGGTACACCATTGTGACCTTTTTTTGCTTTAGTTTTTGGCATAGGTTGGAACGTTGTTTCTATTTTCTCACTAATAATACTCATGATATCGTTTTTAGATGTGAATTGTGAATATTTTGATTCAGCTAAATCTAACACCCACTCTTCAATTTCATTAACGTCTTGATGTTTCTTATCCTTACACTTACAGTTTTTCATACCACATTTTGGACAAACTTTTGATTCGTAAGTTTCAATAGTTTTACCAGCGGCTTTAGCTGCTGCAATATCTTTTAAATTATCTTTTTTAATATCATTTAAACGAGAAAGAGTTCTCTCTGAAAACCCTTCTATTATTAATTTTTCAATGATTAATTTTCTATTCATGATTCTTTGAATTTTATTGATTTTTTTTCAAGGGATATTCCCCTTTCTTTTAATTTTTTTGAAACGTTTTCATATGATTCACCAAATCGAAAAAACAATCTGTCTTCTTCTAAATCAAAATTAGATTTTTCCCAAGCCATGGCTATTATACCGTCCACAGCATCAATAACACCGAAATAGTCTGAATTTTGTATTGATTTCTTTTTTTATTTCATCTAAATCAATTTCTTTAACATCATCACCACCCAAATCTGCGTATTTAGATAAATCAATTTCTTCATCGGTTGACATTGGTGTGTTTATAAAACTTTCCAATTTGTCCATTGCGTGCATTTCACCTAAATCATCATCTGCGGTTGGTTCAGCTGGTGTTGTTTCATCATCAGAAGGAACGTCAGACATATCATCAGAAGGTTCGTCAGATAACGCAACATCATCTTCTATGTCTCTATCAAATTTTTTACCAATTTCTTCAATATCATCATCTTCTAATTTGTCTAAATCAACAGCCGAGATAATCATGTTAAGTACGTATTTAATATCGTCACTTTCCATTTTATCTTTTTGGTCTCTCAATTCTTGACCCAATTTTCCAGCAAATTTTTGGATTTCGGCCATATAATCAGAAGGTTTACCTGATTCATCAGATGGTAAATCATCACCCATTTCATCTCCTTCAGGTGACATCGGAACATCCCCTTCAGGTGCCATCGGAACATCACCACCCATTTCGGGTGATGGTGGTACGTCACCCTCAGGAGCTACGGGAGCTGGCGGAACCTCACCCATTTCTGGTGATGGAACAGGAGCTTCGTTAGCGGGTTCTGAAGTTGGTTTTTGTTTTAAAACGTACTTAGTCGCTTCATTTAATTCACCTCCCGATAATAACTCTAATCTTTTTAGTGCTTCAGCATATGAATTAAATCTGTTTTTATTTTTCAAATCTGCCATTTCTTTAAATGTTGATAATTATATTATTCTTGTATCCTATAAATACATGCATATAGATAAAAAATTTATTGTTTCTATTGCGGTAAGGACAATTTTTTATTTCGTATTGAACTTTTGATATTAAAAAGTTTTTCGATAAACCCATTTCTTCTTAATAATTTGAAGGTTAAATTTTCATAAGAATACTCACCTCCTTTTTCTAATCCCGACTGTCTGAATTTTTTAAGTTTATCTTTTAGGGTTTTTATTTCTTTTGAAACGTCTTGACCTTTGTTGTTTAAGTCTTCTAAACGTTCTACCTCTTTCGCATATTCTTCAGACTTTTCTAAAATTTTCTTCTCATCTATATCGAAAGCCGACTCAATTTTTTTAGGTTCAACAATCCATTCGTTATTTAAAATTGAATAAACACCCGTAGCAACATATTTGTCATCTACGTCTTGAACGTACATTTCGACCTCGTATCCTTTTATTTTAATGTCTGTGGTTTCATTCCACAATCTTCTTTTGACATCAAAAAACTCTTGCACAATTTGATGATAAACGACCAAGTCTTTGTTTTCGGACTCATCAAATTCGTCATAATCGATTAATATGTGAATATCAACGTCTGAATATTCAGACCAATTATAGTTTGCTAATGAACCAATAAAAATAATATCGTAAATGAAAAAATTAACT